ACAAGTTTTACCTGCTAGTGGTCTAGGGTGTGTGGTTGAACTTGTGGGCATTAGCAGCCGTTTTAAATGTATGCGACACCCCACGGAGTTTGAAAGTTATGCCAGAGTCTTACAACACGGCATGGGCTTTATTTTTTATGGCTTTTGTGAAAAATCAGAGCCAGATAGTTGGAGAATGGTCTAGTGCCTAAAGCAGTAATATCAAACCGTATTTACATGGATAACCCTGGTGTAGAACATACCAAAAAAGTTATCAGCGCACTTACCTACAAAATCAAAAAAGACACTGGCGCTAAAAAGTTTAGTCCGATTGAAACTATCAAAAACTACAAAGTTCTGCCCAAAGGTATCTTGTCAATCCCACAAGGCCGCTTAGACTTAGTGCCCGAAGATTATGAAATCATTGATAAACGAGTGCTTGAGAATGTACCTTTCCCAACGCCTAAATTTGGTTTACGACCCGAGCAGCAAGTGGTTTATGACCCAATCGACGACACCTGTTTTATCAATGCCCTTGTGGGATGGGGAAAGACTTTTACAGCCTTACACCTTGCACACAAGTTCGGACAAAAAACTCTTGTTATTACCCACACTGCCGCACTCCGAGACCAGTGGTGTGAAGAAATCGCCGTGTTATTTGGGCAAGAACCCGGCGTTATTGGTGGTGGACGAGTGGACTACGCCGACCACTTTATCACGGTCGCCAACATACAAACCCTTGTTAAGCATGCTGGTGATTTGGCTAAGGAGTTTGGGTGTATTATCTTGGACGAAGCGCACCACTGTCCTGCCACTACATTTGCACAAACAGTGGACGCTTTCCATGCACGTTACAGAATCGCCCTATCGGGCACAATGATTCGCAAAGACGGCAAGCACATTTTATTCGGCGATTACTTTGGACCACTAGTCTATAAGCCGCCACAATCACATACGCTAACACCCACAGTACACATTGTTAAAAGTGGCATTACACTCAAGCCAGGAGTAACCTGGGTGGAGAAAGTATCGGAACTGTTGGAGTCAGAAAAGTATCGTGAGTTTATAGCTGCACTAGCCCTTATGCATATTCAAGAAGGCCACAGTGTGTTGGTTATTGCAGACAGAGTAGAATTTCTACACAAAGTAAAGGAATACATTGGTGAAGATTGCGCGGTTGTTACAGGCGATACCGAATACGAAGAACGACAACTTGTTAAGCAGCAAGTGCTTAGTGGAGAAAAGCGTGCCATTGCGGGTAGTAGGCAAATCTTCTCAGAAGGCATATCTATTAACAGCTTGTCCTGTGTTATCCTAGCTGCTCCAATGAGCAACGACTCACTGCTTGAACAAATTGTGGGTCGTGTACAACGTATGCATGACGGCAAATTAGACCCACTAGTAGTGGACATTAACTTTGCTGGATATGCAGATAAAAAACAAAACAATGACAGACTTGCGCTTTACTTACGTAAAGGCTGGCAGGTAATAACGGTATGATAAATTTACACTTGTCAAACGTTGGTCAATGTAGTATAATATAGTCTTAGCAACACATTATGGCCTTATTCTTCAACTTAGAACTACTGGAGTCTGAAACCAACTGTGACCCTAAATTAATGCTACAAATGTTGGAACGGCATTCTGGCAAAAAACTAATACCGAAAAACCATCGCGACACAAATAATTACCGCAACCTTGTCGGACACAGTTTTTTACTAGACGCCGCTTCACTTTTTGATGACACCACGGATATAGCTTTTAAAGCACAATATATTCGACTAGCAGGAAGACGCGATTATAGTTTGTACAAATTGTACAAAGTTACCCATTTAGACTTGAGTTATTTCAAAGACCTAGACTTAGATACACTTGCACACAATCCCCTGCTCAAAATAACACAAAACAAAATATATTTCAAATACGAGAATTAAACAATGGCAATTTCATTTAAAAACACCAAAGGCAAAGCAATTTCCAACAAAGTTGAGGCTTTTGAGTACAAAGACGGCGAAAACACAGTCAGATTGATTGGTGGCGTATTGCCCCGTTATATTTACTGGTTGAAGGGTGCAAACAACAAAGACATTCCAGTTGAATGCTTGGCTTTTAGCCGTGACAAAGAAAAATTCGACAATGTGGAAGTCGATCACGTTCCTACCTACTTTCCAGACTTGAAGTGCTCATGGTCGTACACAGTTAACTGTATTGACCCCAAAGACGGCAAAGTCAAAGCACTTAACTTGAAAAAGAAACTGTTTGAGCAAATTGTAAGTGCAGCCGAAGACTTGGGCGACCCAACCGATCCAGACACAGGCTGGGATGTTGTGTTCAAGCGTACCAAAACAGGTCCACTGGCTTTTAACATCAGCTATGATCTGAGTGTGTTACGTTGCAAGCCACGCAAGCTAACTGATGCTGAACGTGCTGCGGCTGACGAAGCCAAGTCAATTGACGAAAAGTACCCACGTCCAACCGAAGCCGAAGTACTAGCAACCCTGGTAAAAATTACCACAAACACTGATGACGGCGACGCAGGCGATGACGCTGCACAAGAAGCTGTTAAAGAACTAGGTTAAACAACACATAGCCCGCTAAACTTAAAAGCTTAGCGGGCTATTTTGTCTCGTATAATATGAAAATACTCTTTACAGCAGACGTACACATCAAGCTGGGTCAAAAGAATGTTCCAGTTGCCTGGGCTAAAAATCGCTTCAAAATGTTTGTTGAGCAGTTTGCAGAAATGCAAGAATCAGCAGACTTGGTAATCATAGGTGGTGACGTGTTTGACAGACTACCAACCATGGACGAAGTAGAACTCTACTTTGACTTTGTGGAGTCATTTACAAAGCCCACACTGATCTATCCAGGCAACCACGAAATGTTGAAAAAAGACACAACATTTTTAACAAACCTAAAAAGGTCCACACATCGCTTAAACCCACTGGTAAGTGTAATTGACGATTACTACCAAAATTGCGGCTTTGACATTGACATTATTCCCTACAACAAGCTAAAAGATTACGAAAAGAATGGCAGAGCTTTTGTGGGCCGTATTCTTTGCACACACGTTCGTGGCGAGATTCCACCACACGTTAAACCAGAAGTAGACTTGGACATATTTGCCAGCTGGCAGGTTGTCTTAGCCGGTGACCTACACAGTTATGAAAACTCTCAAAGAAATATTCTTTACCCTGGTAGCCCTTATACTACTAGCTTTCATCGTTCCAGGGTTGATACCGGTGCTATTCTGCTTGATGCTAGTAGCTTGGAACATCAGTGGCTTAAATTCAACTTGCCGCAACTCATTAAGCGAACAATTGCCGCAGACGAAACGCCAGTTCCCACAGACTTTGATCATACCATGTACGAAGTCCAAGGCGACATGCAAGAGCTTGGAGAATTAGCCGATAGTGAGCTTATTTCTTCAAAAGTTCTCAAACGTGATACTGATAGTGCACTAATCCTAGACCCTGAAATGTCGCTGGATGCAGAAGTTCGCGAATACTTAACTTATATCTTAGAATTACCAGAACCCACAATTGACAAGGTTCTCAAGGAGATGCAAAATCATGCAGAAAAACTCACCTAAATCAGCGCAAGTATGGTCACAAACAAACTGCCCTGCCTGCACCGAAGCCAAGCGACTGCTGGACTTACATGGTATTGCAATCGAAGAACGTATGTTGGGTATTAACGGCTACACTAAAAAAGACTTAATTGAGCTAGTTCCACAAGCACGCAGTGTTCCACAGATTTTTGTAGATGGTGTGTATGTGGGTGGCTTACAAGAACTAAAACGAAAACTCGCACATGATAACAATAAAAACACTAGCATGGTCTAATGCTTTCAGTTACGGCGCGGACAATTCTATTGATTTTTCCAATGCACAGCTAACGCAGCTGGTAGGCAAAAACGGCCACGGTAAAAGTTCTATTGCACTTATCTTAGAAGAAGTCCTGTTCAACAAGAATTCAAAGTCAATTAAAAAAGCCGATATTATCAATCGCTATGTTGACAGCAAACACTACGAAATCTCACTGGTGTTTGAAAAAGACGGCACAGAGTACACAATCAACACACGTCGTGGCAGTACTCAAACCGTTAAGCTGTTTCGTGGTAGCACAGACATTAGTGCACACACAAGCACACAAACTTACAAAGCCATTGAAGAAATCTTGGGATTTGATCACAAGAGCTTTAGTCAGATTGTGTATCAGTCAAATGCTGGTAGTCTAGAGTTTTTAACTGCACCTGACACAGCACGTAAAAAGTTCTTAATTGAAATCTTGAACTTGGGCAAGTATACTCAAGCACAAGAAGTTTTTAAGGAAACTGCTCAAGAGCTAAGCCGTGATATTGCCAAAGTGCAGGCTCAAGTAGACACTGTTAATGCTTGGTTAACCAAGTATGCCAACACAAACCTGTTACCTAAACCGCTGCAAGCAGTTCCCACAGTTCCAGATGAACTGGTAACTGGTAGTGCTGAGCTTGAAACGCAAATTGGTAGCTTAGAAGCTATTAATAAACGTATCACGCAAAACAACACTTATCGCCAGCTACAGTCAAAAATCAAGCTGTTTCCAATTCCTGAAAAGCCCAGTGAAGATGTGCGTCCATTGGTTACCGAAAGCACTCAGCTAGACAAACAAGTAGTTGAGCATTCAAAAACAATTCGTGATTCGCAAGCATTTGTTAAAAAGATTGCTGCACTGCACGGAACGTGCCCGACTTGTTTACAAGAGATTGATGAAGCCAAGATTGCTGAACTAGTAGCTGAGCAAGAAAAAATTCAAGACTTTGCACAAACCAGCAATATGGCACTAACAGCACGTATTAGTCAGCTAGATCTCTTACGTAGTGATATCGTCAAACGTACTCAAACCTGGGAAAGTGCGAGCAAATCCCGTGAAGAATGGGAAAAGTACCATGCACTTATTAACACAGAATTATCAGAAGACCTATTAGACAAAAACGAACTGGATTCAAAGTTTCAAGCATTGCAAAAAGCAATAGCGGGTTTAAAAACAGCAATTGCACAAGCCGAAAAGCACAACTTGGCTGCTAGTGCACACAATGCGCGTGTGGAGTCATTGAGCACTCAGATCACT